GATTGATCTTTAAAAACACCCTTAGTGTATTTTTGATCTTGTGCTGCTTTACGTGCTGCTAAAGTTTTTCCGGCAGTTGGATCAATACCCATTAAAGCATCAACAGCTTCGTCTGTAATAAAACCATCGGGAATAGCTTCATATTTTTCAATTGACTTAGCTTTTGCTACTGCTTCATGAGTATAACTACTTGCATACTGTTGGATTGATTGTGGTACTTTACCGTAAGTCTCCCTGAAGAATTTAATTGTTTCTTCAGCGTTAGCTTTACTACCATCTTCTGTTAAAGCTTGTAAAAATTTCTGAGTATCTTCTTTGAAGCTTAACTCATCAGCTTGAACCTGAGCAGTACGATACTGTGTATCACCACGCTCCCGTGCAATTTTAATAGCACCCATTCTGCCTGGATTACTTTCAGCAAATGTTTTACCGACTTGACCATCAGCTGTATTTAGCCTTACACTAGCAAGCGCCTCAAGTGTAAATAGATACTCACCATTAACACCCCTTGTAGTACCCAAAGACTCGTACCAATCAAGAGCGGCTGTTGCACCCTTTTGTCTTCTGACAACGTTAAATTGATCAGGTGCATTCTGAACAAATGCAGTAGGGTTTTGAGTTAGGATTGTAGTAGCATTAGCATACCTAATCTCTTCTTTTGTTTTTATCTCACGCGCTCGCGCTTTCGTCTGAATTCCTTGGTTAACACCTTGAAGGGCTGTTAAACCGTCACGTAACATTTCAGGTTTATAAGCTAAGACATTAGACCTTTCAAAGAATTCTCTTTGGAAATTAGTAATAAAAGCAGCTGTTTGAGATGAGTCTAAATTACCAGCTTCCAACAAAGCTTTGTTTAGTTGCTGTGGATAGATATTGGTTAAAATATAATTAACCCTAGCTTGGTCTAATTTATAACGACCGTTACTATCCAAAGATCTAGCTTTAGAAACAGCAAGTGGATCAGCATTTTTAGTTTGTGCTACATCTAGTTCACTTTGACGTACTTCTTCTGTAGCGGCTAATTCATACTCACCTAAGACTTGATTAATTACTTCGTCTTGATTAGGATTAATTAAGAACTCATTGATTGCTTGTTGAGCACGTTCGTCAGACTTTGCTTTTTCTATTTCTACAAATTTATCAGATGCTGTTTTACTTAATGTAGCAACTTGTTGAAATATTTTAGATTGTGCTGCTTGATCTGTTTCTAATTGTTTTTGAGCAGTTTGGGAATCTAACTGAGTTTGACTAAGTTCAGTATTTAAATTTTTTGTTTGAATTCTAAAATTCTGTTCACGGGATGATTTCTCATACTGTTGGTTTTCTTTAACCTCTGCGCTGATGCGTCGTCTTTGAGAGATGTCAGCTTCAGCAGCTTCACGCATACCTTGTACGACACGATTACTTTCTTCACGCATACGTGAGATAGCAGCATCACTTACTTGTTGCGGGGTGAAACCTTTAGATTTGGTAGCACCCCTAAATTGTACTTGTTTTGTCATAGTTAATTAAAATAGGGGTTACCGCTTAAACCGGAATAGTTTCCAAAAGTACCAAAACCGCCAGACCCATAGTTACCGCCACCACTATTGGGGCTTTGATAATTGCTTTGATTAGCTATACCCGTTCCAATTTGACCTGCTGCTCCTATAAATCCAGAAACCAAAGGCGCTGAAGTGCTTTGTCGCGTCGGTGCTTGAATAGCTCCCGGTATTGCTTTCATAGGTTCAATAAAGATGCGTTCAGGTGCTTGCGTAGGTAATGGAGCGGTTGGCGTTTTTGTAGGTCTAATCATCATCTGTGCTCTAGCATTAAGATCCTCAGAATAACGTTGTAAATTAATTTGCCGCATGTTGCGTTGTGACTGCTCAACAGAACTAGACAAACTAGCATCCATAATAGCAGAGTTACGACCTAAAGCTGCAATACTAGATTGAAGTGATTTAGTACGTGAATTACCAGCTTGCCCTAATGCAGCACGTCCTTCACTTTGTAACTGATCTACAAGTGCACCTTGACGACTAAAAGTATCTTCAGTAAAAATATCATTTAAAGCAGACTGTTCAGATTCATAAGCTTGCATTGCTGCAATACTATTATATGACAGTCGGGCTTGAGTATTTTCTACAGACTTACCATACTGTTCAACAACTGATCTATACTCAAAATCTTGTATTTCAGCTTGATATCTCCACTTTGCTAAATCAGTTTCGTGCGCGAATCTTCTTTCATTTTGATAGTTTTGTTTATCAACTTCATGTTTTATTTTATTATATGCGTTGGTTGCATCAGCGACATCTTGCGCTGCTTCCTGCTGCTCTTCATAGTTTTTTTCAGCTTGTCTGTTTGAACTGCTTGCTTGGGATGAACCAAAGATGCCGCCAATAATAGAGGTTGCTGCTCCTATTCCTGCTGCCCATAATACTGGCATAATTAAGTTCTCCTATAAAAACGTGGGGAATAGTTGCCTTCCCACATCATTGACACCAACGATACAGGGTATGGATAATTACTTGTCACTTTAAGTTCAAAATTAGTATTACGTTGATGGATTGGTATGGTGAATTGATGTTCTGATGTTACAGGACTACTGTCTGCTAAATAAGTATTAGCATCAGTTACATATTCTACATTCTTCCATTCATCAGAACCACCAGCTTTTACTTTAAATAAAACTGGACCTGTTCTACCAACAGAAAATGTAACTCTAGATATAGTTAATGTAGCTGTATAATCTGATGTTGTAGCATCACGTTTATAATAAAATTTAGGTAGGGTTGTTTCAAAATCATAACCATAACCTATAACTATACCATCAGCATAGCTTGTATAGTCACCTTTAACTTCAAAGTAACGGTAACCTGTACCAATTTCAGTACGTTCAATAGCAGCTAAATAGAAACCAGCATCAGCTTCAACGGCTGCAGCTGTACCTACATCTGCTGCTGGTACACAAAGAAGCATGATAGCTTCCTTTTGTTGGAATGGAGTATAGGGTGTATAGATTTTAGTAACCTTATTGGTTGCATCATATACCACCGCATTGACCGATGAGACCGGCTTTACGGGCCTTGTAGCCATGTCTAGGCATGTATTACCATCAATGCTAGTAGCGCCCACTACAGAGCTTCCTGAGGGGATCTCATCAAGGATGATATTACCTATTGTGTATTCATTTTCATGCTGAGATACAATAATCACAGAGTCATTAATAATAGCTGCAGTTTGAATAATACCTGGTAATTGCCATTTAGTCCATGCTTGAAACAAGTCTTCCTTACCATTATTATAGTAACGATAAATATAAAGGAATGATGTATCCCTATCTATCAACATCACAACAGAGTTAGGAGGGCTTGCAGTTAGACCATCAACAGTGTCTGGAATATACTCTAGTGCTGCCTTACTGATGTCTACAACAATAGGTGTCTGTTCTACATCACGTAGAGACATTGTAAAGAGTTTACAATAACCAGGGACACGACTGATAAATGCAGAGGTAGTACCAACGTCTACAGGTGCAATATCAGTTGCCATCTCGTAGTTAGCAAGTGCTCGGATTACTGCAGAAGTAGGTGTAAGAACATTACCATCAGTTGCATAGAGTTGGAACTGCTGACGTGCGCTAAACAAGATAAGTCCTTGTGGCGATGGCAATACTTCAGACAATGTGACAGGACGTACACTAGATACGTTTAGATCTACAGGGTCAGAATCAATCTGTGTTAGTGCTGACTTGACAAAGAAATTATAAGAGTCATTAGCAACACCAAGGACTACATTATCTCCAGACAATATACCGAATCGGTTACTGAAGAAAAAGGTAGCGTTAATCTTTGAACCAATAAAAGATGGGACAGGACTTGTTACATCATCACCAGCTAACCTAGCTTTATAAGTAATAGGTCCAAATGTAAACGTAGTGGCACCAGTGTTAGCCAATTCATGTGGCATGGTTGTATTATCTAAACCAGGCGATGCATCACGTGCTACTGTCTCTTTCCAAAAACCACGCCCTCTATTTAAGGTAGTATCGTAAGCAACAAACTTAACATGGTAATCATCTTCAGCACTATCACTGTTTAAAACCCTTACGTTATGATTAGTAAAAGATTCAAGTGGTAGTTTAGATACATCAGTTACATCATCTTCAAATACTTCGAGTGCAGTGTTATTAAGACCACCCCTAGCATCAATGTCAAAGGCTACAGGAGTACCAGTAACTGCACTGTAATCAGTTACAACTGCATTAGTACCAGTACTACGTTTAATAACAATACTATTATTGTAACCTTCTAAGTACCACCTACCAGCAAAAGCTGCATTAGATGCTGAGTGTTGTGCTTCAATAACACTTTTAATTTTATCAATTAAATGATGGTTTAGAGCAACATCTGCTGCATCATACAACAACATGTCATCAAATGTTGTATTGTTTTGAGCAATTACTTTTGCTTCTACATTTTGAATAGTAACTGTATATTCAAACGTTTCTACAAGTGTAAGTAGTTTAAGAGTAGCAACTGAATTAGCAACAAACGTACCGGCTGCTTGCATAGCAGTAGTAACAGTTTTGTTTGTAATGGTTGTCGTATCTTGTATGCTACGGAAATGATAATCGTTTTGTGCAGTACCTGTTAGATATGAAGCACCGTTATTAGTTACAGTACAGAACGTACCATCACCAGCAGTCCATACATAAATGTTTGCACCTTTAATAGCACCAATGTAAGACCCAGCTGCATCACGTTCAATAAAGAACCATGAAGCACTGTCTAATTCAGCCTTAGTAAATGCAGTACCATTAGCTTTTTTTAATACATTAGTATGTTTCATCCCTGGTCTTTTTAAGAGACCATATGTAGCATCTGGGTAACCGTTAATGCATTCAGTTACTTGTCCTAATAATTTTTTGTCATCATTTTGTCGCGAGACACCACCAAGAAAGTTTGGTATTAGTTGGGTTACTGCTGGCATTAGCGTTGTAAAGTATGGAACGGTTGGTAGCTTTGATAGAAATTACCACCTTTAGGACTACCAAAGAAGGTATAATCTCCTTGGCTACATTCGTATTCTAAAGCTGTAGATTTAGCAAAAGCTTCTTTTTGCTGTAGCATTTGATATTGATTAGTATCACCAATAATTCTACTAGACACAATTGTGGATGCCCTTGCAATAATAAAGGCTTGGATAACAGTAGGAATACTAGGCCAATCAAAGTACCAAATAACATCTACGTACAAGGTGGCGTCAGTCCAAATAAATGAATGAGCAATCTTATCGTAAAGTTTGCCTTCACGATTAATACTATCTCTACCTAAATTTTGTGAGTAAGATGAATTCAAATCAATTTGAAGTATATTATTAGCAATAATCACTTCATTAGATGTATCAGGTGCAATAGGATAATCGTATTCTTTATTGAAAGTCCATCCTTCTGATTGTACTTCACGAGACACTTCTCTTAGGGTGTTGAGTGCAATCGCAACGTCCGGGTTGGTTTGTGATTCAACTCTACTTGTAGCAATAGACTGTGTTAAATTTTGACTGGATACAGTCTGAGAAATATTAACAGTATAATTATATGTAACAGGGCTGGTAGCTGGAGATACTTCTACACCTGCAACGGCAATAGATGTACCAACAGTTACACCAGGTCCACCAACATAGGTGCCGACTGGAATGTCAGCTACAGTAGTAGTTAGAGTAGTGCCGGAAATAGAACCAGTAAAACGTGAAACTTCATTTAGTACAAAAGTTTCATCAGTTGTCAATGAAGTGACGGGAGCCTGACCAACTGACGCCAGGATCTGATTAACAGCTTGTAGCTCAGTATTGGAGCCAGTAGTAGGAAAAGGCATAGTTTGATAATGAGTATTATTCTCAATAAAGAATTAAAAAAAAGGAGCCCCCGAAGAGGCTCCCAATATAATATAAATTAGAATGCGGCAGGCTTGGTAGCAGTACCGGCAAACAGTTCAACAGCAGCAGCTGGGTTCAGATAATCTGCGCCCATGGCCAAACGGCCAAGGATCACGTCACCCTGATAGATAACAGAAACGTCACCTGAAGTCACTTGGACCTGAGGAGCAATCGCTTCAACACAACCAGCAGCTTCGCGCTGGAAGATCAAACCACAGCTGTTAGCGAATTCGGTTTCTTCACCGTACTCGTTGTTGATACCAGTAACATCGTTAGCAGCATCTTCAACAGCTTCGGATACGAACGAACCAGTGTTACCAGGATCGGTAACGCCAGGGTTAGTAGCAGAACCAGTACCGTACTTAGTACCATACTGAGAGAAGAAAGGAATATTCATGGACTTGTAGATATTAATACCAGCAATTTCCACGATGCCTTCTCCACCTTGCAGTGCAGCACCTTGAACGTCGCGGTTGATCAAACCATTAGAACCAACGGATTGGATCAGTGCATAGTACTGACGGGGGTTAAGAACACCCACACGTCCGTCCTGACTGATTCCCTTTTCGTCCATTGCAGCGGCTGCATCATAGAATGCATTTACCAAAGCAGCAGAAGAATAAGCATCAGATCCAGCTGTAGTAGTACCTACGCGGACCTGAGTACCACCTGGTTCAATATAACCAGCCTTAGTGATCGGTGATGCTGCACGTGCGCCACGAGTGATAGCACGGAAGATCAAGCGGTCATACTTTTCGGCAAGAGCATAGCCGATTTTACGACTAATTTCTGAGCGAAGATCGTAATGAGAAAGCACTTCATCAAGATTGTATACGAAAGCTGAACTGATCAGCAGGTCGTCAACCGTGATGGTCTTCTCAGCTACAGGAGGTGCATGATTGCTATCACCAAGAATGCTGTTTCCAGGAGTATGGAACTCAGACTTGGTACGACCTGTGTAGATGAACTGCAAAGATTTGCCGTTCTTAAGTGTACGCTTCATAACCAAATCGCGAGCGATCGTGTTACGTTGGAAGCCTTTGAACATCTCTCCAGAGAAGAGTTTAAGATAAAGAGCGCGGGTATCACCCGCCATGTTAGCCTGGCCCAGCTGAGTTAGCTGAGCGGGGTTAACAGAAGATTGAAAAGCCATTTTTAAAAGAGAGTAATAATATAGACTCTCAAAGATCTTTGAGTTATTTAATTTGTATTGTGGTCTATCCCACCGTCTAGACGGCAAAGGGTATCCGCGTGCGGGCCGATGCCAATAGTGATGAGGGGAATTGCACCCCTCTTAAAGATCTATCTCACTCAGCCGATTGCAGGCGCTACTAAGGCCACAGGTGTGGAGCTAGTTGACGCAAGATCAAGCGGGAAGTTGTGTGCGTTCCTCTCGTGCATCACTTCTAAACCGAGTCCAGCTCGATTGAGAACATCAGCCCAAGTAGGAATGACATGATCCCGAGAATCAACAATAGATTGATTGAAGTTAAACCCATTCAAGTTAAATGCCATAGTACTGACACCTAAGGCAGTAAACCAGATACCAACCACAGGCCAGGCAGCAAGGAAAAAGTGAAGACTACGGCTGTTGTTAAATGAAGCGTATTGAAAGATGAGACGACCAAAGTAACCATGAGCA